GACCCTAACGACCCTACATCATGGAATGCTTTAAATTACATCACTGCTGAATCAGACCCTGATAATCAAGTAGGACTTTGTAAGCATTTAAACTACATTCTTAGCTTTGGTCAATATTCCGTAGAATTCTTCTATGACGCTGGTAACTACCCAGGCTCTCCTTTATCGGTTGCCTCGTCATACAAGATTGAATTAGGCTGTGCTAATGGTAATTCCATTGTCAGTATTGAGAACGTAGTCTTCTTTGTAGGTACATCTCAGGACTTAGGCCCTTCAGTCTATGCTATCTCTGGTACGTCTCCTTCTAAGATTTCTACTCCTTTCATTGACCGCATTATCCAGAATAGTACCTTAACCGATGTCAAAGCTTATCCATTACGGATTAATGGACATACCTTTTATATCTTGACATTAGCTGATTTAAATGTTACAATAGTATACGATGCTAATGAAAAGGTTTGGACTCAGTGGACTATGTGGGCCAAGGGTGGTGTTGATTCAGGAGTGCTTAACGTCTATGCTGAACAATACTTCCGTCCTAGCTTCTATGCAGGTAATGGCAGTATCTACTACGTATTAGATGATGATAACGGTAAACTATATACTGTTTCAGACCATGTATACAATGATGCTGGTGCTCCTATTTACTATCGCTCAGTAACTGATTTATTAGATAGCGGTACTACTAAACGTAAGTTCTATCAACGTGTTGAGATTGTTGGTGATAAGCAACCAGCCATTATGAATATTCGTCATACAGATGATGACTATAAGTCTTGGTCTCCTTATCGCACAGTTAACTTAGCGGCACAACGTCCTCAGATTTATCAAACAGGACAAGCACGTCGTAGAGCATGGGAGTTCCTCTGTACAGATAATACTCCTTTAAGATTGTTAGCTGCCGAAGTAGATTTCAGTATTGGTGAATTAGAACAAGACGGACCACAACAGATGCAATATAGGAACTAGTTATGATAACATTTCAGGTAGAGAATTATTCAGATGCACTGAATGATTTAATTAAAATCTATCCTGAACATTATGCAGAACTAGAAGAAGGCTTTAAAGGTGGTTACGAACTAGAACCTAACTGGGAAAGCTACTACGGTCTAGAAAAAGCAGGCATGTTACATCTTATAACATGTCGTAAAGAGCAAGAGTTAATTGGGTACATGATGTTTATAGTCTGTGCTCCTTTACATGTTAAGTCTTGCTTAACAGCACTAGAGGATATTTACTATCTTCGTAAAGAACACAGAAAAGGTAGGACAGGCATCAAGATGTTTCAGTTCGCTGAACAACATCTCAAGAGCCTTAATGTTAATAGGATAATGTGTAGCACTAAAGTACACCTAGACAATTCTAGACTACTTGAATACTTAGGTTACACATTCATGGAAAAACTGTATAGTAAATTTATTTAAGGAACAATCATGGGTAGCGTAGTTAGTGGAATCGGTAATGCAATCGGTGGACTCTTTGGCGGAGGCTCACAGCAACCAAACGTACCTCAACCAGCAGGTCTAAGTACTTACGACCCTTATTCACAGTATCGTGCTGGAGCTGCTTCTCAGTTAAATGCACTGGTGAGTAACCCTTCGTCAGCTTTGTCTTCTCCTGGTTATCAACAAACTTTACAGCAAGGTACACGAACAGCACAAGCTGCAGGGGCTGCTACAGGAACGTTGCAGTCAGGTGGACAAGCTGCTGCTTTGCAGTCTCTTGGTCAATCTAACTTTAGTAGCTACTACAACCAAATGTTCAATCAGTTATCTACTTTATCAGGTGCTGCTCAGTCTCCTGCCTCTGCTGCTCAAGCACAGTACTCTGGTCAACTAGGTGCTGCAGGTCTACAGAATCAAATTAATGCACAAGGTCAATCTAATATTTTAGGTATGGGTTCTATCGGTGCTGGTCTATATGGTAACTTAACTTCTGCTAATGCCTTAAACAACTTAGCTACTACCTTAGGTGGTGGCGGTGGTGGGTCTGCTGCTGGTAATTTCTCTACTATGGGCGGTGTTACAGGTGCTACTGACCTTTCTGCTTTAGGTGGTTACGGAGGTGCTGCAGGTGCTTCTGGTGCTGGTGATGCTGCTTTTGCAGCATTCATGATGTAAGGATAATATGCCAATGTACAACTTAGCTGACATCGTCAGCACAGGCTATCAAACAGGTGCTAAGATTGGGCAGGATATTACTGCTGGTAATATTCTACAAGAAGCCTATAAAGGTGTAGACGCTGCTGACCCACAAGCTGCGGTTACTATAAACCAGAAAGCTGCACAGTTAGCTGGTATGACTGGCAATGCTTCACTTGCTCATACTTTTCAAAAGGAAGCTTCTTCTTTAGTTACTGATGCTCAGAAGCAACAACTAGATAAAACAACCACACAATTAAAACAACTTGACTTAGGTTCTCGTGTTGCTAAAAATGCAAAAACTGAAAGCGACCTTTATGGTGCTTTAGATACTGCTGGTTTAGATACTAATACTAAGATGGTTCTTAGACAGCAAATCAGTAACTTTAAAAAACCTGATGGTACTTTTGATATTGAAGGTGCTCGTAAGATGGTTGTTGGCTTAGGCACAAGCGAGGCACAAGACTTAGCTGCTCAGATTAAAGTGCTACAAGCTAATGAAAATATTCGTCATCACCTGGCTCAGGAAGACCTTTCTTTACAACGTACTCGCGATGCTGCTGCTAATCAGGCTAATAAAGAAACTGCTGAAGAAAAACGAGCAGCAAAAGTCGACGACAAATTCAGAAGCGAAGTACACGATATTGAACGTGATTTTGATAGACAACGTACTAGAATTTCTCAAGACCCTTTTATGAAACCTACAGATAAACAAAAAGCTCTTGATGATATGGATGAAAGAGAAGAAAAAAGAAAATCTGAATCAAAACAGCGTTATTATCCTGAACATAAAGAAGAAACACAATCTCCTCCTTCTGAAAAACCTGTTGCTAAGAAAGCCACTAAAGGTGCTTACTCTGCCGACCAGACTGCTTGGCTTGACAGAGCAATGAAGGCTAATCCAGACATGTCTCGTGAAGAGATTATCTCTGAAGGTAAGAAACTTAAAAAACTTTAATTGAGAATTTGAATGGCATTTATCGACCCAGATGCAGCACAAGCTCCTAAAGCTTCCGTTGAGGTTAAGCCTGCTCCTAAAGGCTTTGTAGACCCTGATGCAGCATCAACTACTCAAGATGATTCTATTCCTGATAGAAGTACTTGGGGTAAGCGTGAAGACGGTAGCCCTAAAGGTGGAGGATTTCTTGGTGTCTTAAAACGACCTGGAGGCGGTATCTCTACTGAGATATCTATTGGCGTCCCTATTAACGGTAAAGAAACAGAGATACCTACTCTTGTTCCTACTCTCGATGAGAAGGAAAAGAACTGGCTTCTTACTCATAGCCCTAAAGATAAGATGCCTGAGTCAATCCGTCAGAAAGCTGTTGCTCATGCTGAAGAAAGAATTAAAGCAGGTAAGAGTCCTTTTGCTGGCACAGAAGACGAACCTTCTGCTAATATTCAAGGTCTTCCTATTCCTCCTGACAGTGGTGAAACAAAACCTACTGCTGATAATTTAGGAAGATATAAAGCTGATGCTAAAGAAGAGCCTGTATCTCGTGGTAAAGCTGCTTTAAAAGCAGGTGCTGAGGCTATTCCAGGAGCTGTTGGAGGCGTAGGTGGTATGGCAGCAGGTGCTGAAATAGGAGGTGCTATTGGCTTATTAGGAGGACCTGCTGCTCCTGTAACAGTACCTGTAATGGCTGCTATTGGTGCTGTTGCTGGGGCGTTTGGTGGTTCTTATGTAGCTGATAAGCTGTATAATTTAGCTAAGCAAGAAGTACCTATGGAATGGTTAAAAGAAGTAGGATTAGACCCCCAGACTCGTGCCCGTGAACAACAACAACGTCCTTATGCTTCTTTTGCAGGACAATTAGTACCTAACTTAGCTTTCTTTCAGCCAGGTAAAGTTCCTGGTATTACTCGTGCTTTAACTTCTGCTGTTGGAGGCGGTATAGAAGCAGGACAAGAATTAGCTATTGAAGGTAACGTTGACCCTAAGAAAGTAGCTATGGCTGCTGCGTTTCAAGCTGCTGCTCCTAAAGCTACTGGGATTACTCGTGCTATTGAAGGTAAAGCAGCCAGTATTGCTGAAGGAATTAAAGCCCGTTCTCCTGAGAATATTCAAGAAGTCTCCAAGACTCCTTTAGAAAAAGCCGTAGAACCTCCTAAAGAAAAAGCAGCAGTTGGTGCTGAGGCTCCTGCTTTACGTAAACAAGAAACTTCGCCTCAACCTATAAAGGAAGATTTGTTACCTCTTCCTAAAGTAAGTACAGAAGGCCCTGTTATGAAGAGGGTTAATTCTCTTTCTGAAGGTTTAAATACTTTAAGAAACAGAGAAACTGCTGATATTATTAAAGCTGGCGAAGAAGCTCGTAAGTTTTCTGACGAAGCTCGTTCAGAGGATATTTATCATAACCAAGCTGAAGAAGCAGGAAGACCTTTAACTCCTGAGTTGGCTGAAATTAAACGTACACAAGTAGACCCTTTAGTTGAACGTGTTAATAAGCTTTACCGTGAAATTAAAGCTGAACATGGCGAAGCTATGTTAGATACTATGGAAGATATTACTGGTCATAATATTAGACGTGCCGATAGAACTTGGAGAGATACTGTTAAGTCTTGGGGTGAGAATGTTTTAGGACATACAAGCTTTGGACGCAAAGCAGGGACTCAAAAAGAAAGAAGCATGAT